CGTTCTGTGTGAGCTGAGGTCTCTTTTTTGAAAGGTTAGCATCATGAAATATCCAAAAGTAAATATTTATGGCATTCCTGTTAGAGTTGATGAAGAAGGACGTTTTAGTCTCAATGATTTGCATGCGGCAGCAGTAATAAAAGGTGAAGCTACAGAGTCTCAAAAGCCAAGCAAATTTATGAGAAGTTCTCAGATTAAAAATTTTGTTCAAGTATTAATCGCGGGACAAAATTGTCCTGCGGTGGTTGTAAATAATGGTGGATGTTCCCATGGTGTATGGGGGCTAGAACTTGTTGCTATTAGGTATGCCGCATGGATAAAACCGGAATTTGAAATACAAGTTTATAATACATTTCGTCACATGGTGATGAATGGATTTGATGCGATGTATAGACTTAATCAACTTGATTTAACAATTAATTCAGAAAGCAAAGAGATTAGTCAATGCGCGAGTAAAATGGGAAGGTGGGGAGCTGGAGGAAGAAAAAGGTTATTAATGACAGCAAGAGAAAAAATGATTGAAGAAGTTCAACCATTTTTACCTGGCGTTCATTGAGGATTTGAGATCCGAGCTGGATTTAATAATTATTTATGAGCCTCCAATTTCAGAGGCTCCTATAAACTTTTGGCATTAACTACTGCTTATCAAAACAATCAAAAACTTACATCAAAAGTAAGTTTAAATTAAATAACCAGCATTTTATTCCGTATGGTATCAAAAAATACCGGTGATTTATTAAAGTTAGCAGAATAATGTTCTGAAATATTTGAATTTGATAATTGTCAAAAAATAGATAGATAGTTGGATTCCTTAAAATGCACAAAGAAACAGCAATATGTATTGCTAGCGGCCCATCTTTACTATCACAAGATGTAGAGTTGATTAAAAATTACACAAAAATTGCTGTTAATTTAAGTTACAAATTGGCTAAAGACTGTGATTATTTAGTCGCTGGAGACTATAAATTCTGGCTGCATCATTTTGATGAGATAAAGAAAGAAACAAGCGCTCAGCTATTTACACGTAGTAAATTAGCAGCTGCAAAATATAATTTAAACTTGCTTGATAACTGCAATAGAACAGTATGCAACAGCGGACAGCTGGCAATTGAATTAGCAATGACATTAAAGCCAAAAAAGATAGTATTGATAGGCTACGATTGTAGTATAAAAAATGGAATGCATTTTCACGGTAAGCACATAAAAGAGTTAGATAATCCAACTGAAAATTTGACAAAAAAATGGCAACAGGATTTCAAAGAATTAGCAGATAAAATTGATATCAAAATAGTCAACTGCTCACGATATACAGAATTAGATTGTTTCCCGCGCAACACACTACAAAGCGAACTTCAAAGTGACTACTAAAAAAATTTTTATTGATGGCATGTTGGGTATTGGCGACAACATATGTCAGCGTCCTTTTGTTAAAACGTTGGCCAAAGATCATGAAATCTGGATCAAGACAGCAACACCCGAAATCTACAACGGCATAAAAAACTTACATTTCGTAAAGACAAATACAACTTTAAGAACACAAGCAATACATGAAAGTATTACGCCTACATTTTTCGAAGAAGCACCAAAAGATGCTGAAAGACGAAGAATACACTATGGGGTGAAAGATTTACAAACCGGTTCAGTTTATTCAACGATGCAAAAACAGTTTAAATGTGAACCGGAAAAGCTAGATTTACCTCGTTATCGTGCGTTAAGTTTAAATATCGTTGATAAGAAACCCATTGCACTCATAAGACCCACGACTGAGCGCACAGAGTGGCATAACGCAAGCCGTGGGCCAAAGAATGAGTATATCGATGAAGTAGCAAGATTATTATCGATGGCGGGATATTACGTTATCAGCGTGGCTCATAATGAACAAGACAAAGAATGGATCACACATCCGACGCCTTTTTCTCATACTAAATTTCATCGTGGTGAGCTTAATTTATTGCAGTTGCTTTCACTTGTTGAAATGGCTGAAATCGTAGTCATTGGCCCATGCTTAATATTTCACGCCGCACTAGCTTATAAGAAGAAGATGATCTGTTTGTTCGGCGGAAATGGTGGAAATAATCATCATGAGAAAATAACAGACGATAAAGTTACCGATTTGTCTAATTCATTGATGATATATCCAGACAATTTTTGTTTTTGTCAACAGATGAAACATCACTGCGATAAAACTATTTCTAATTTAATCCCAAAAGTTAAGCCTTTTATCGATAAAGCGCGATTATCATTCACAAAAAGATAAAACATGAAAATATTCCAAGAAGAATACAAAAACGGCTTTATTTTTCTGCCGAGAATAGGTGTTGGATATTATCCAGTGCCGAATAATCGACCTTATGATGATAAATACTTTGATAAATATCAAAAAATGTCGGAAACGAAGTTGGGCAAGGAGTTAACAAAGTCTCGGATTGAACTTATTTCTCGTCATTACGAAGGACTAGTTTTAGATGTTGGTATTGGTTCAGGTCAATTCGTCACTGAAAGAGAAAATACAGTCGGATTCGATGTTAATAAAAAGGCTCTGATTTGGCTGAAAGAAAAAGACTTATATAGAAATCTATACACTCACAAATATAATGCACTTAGCTTCTGGGATTCACTCGAGCATATAGACGAGCCGCAAATTGCAATTCAACAAGCCAGAAAATGGGTTTTCGTTTCAATTCCAATTTTTGGTTGTGGTGAGCATGTCATCAGATCACATCACTTTAGACCGACAGAGCATATCTGGTATTTCACGCATCAAGGAATCATTAATTTCTTTGACTCGGAAGGATTTGAATTAAAAGAACATAATACGATTGAAACAAATCTTGGTAGAGACGGGATAGGTAGTTATGCGTTTAAACGTAAGCCAATAAACAATGGATAAGATATGGCAGGAAAAACATTATACAAAGAAGAATATGCAGAACAAGCTAGAAAACTATGCTTGTTGGGAGCTACAGATGAAGAGCTGGCAAAGTTTTTTAATATAGCAGAATCAACATTATACAACTGGAAAAATGAATTCCCTGAGTTCAAAGAGTCGATTAAAAGCGGAAAAGATGTTGCAGACGCTGAGGTAGCAAACTCTCTTTATAATCGAGCCATGGGCATTAATTATACAGAGAGGAAAGTAAAAAATGAGGGCGATAAAGAAATAAAAGAAATAACAGAAAAATTTATCCCCCCAGATCCAACAGCAATTATTTTTTGGCTTAAAAACAGGCAAAGAGATAAATGGGGAGATAAAAAAGAAAATAATAACGACGATAAAAAAATATACATTCACAACTCACTTCATATTCCGAATTCGATAGAAAACAAAGATGACGATTAATATTCACTTACCTAAGTTACATAGCGGTCAAAAAGAGTTATATCAAAAATCAATCAATCATCGATTTAACGCTTGGAAATGTGGCCGGAGATTCGGGAAAACAGCATTAATACAAATACTTACGGCATCAGTTACAACGCAATTCTTTTATCGACATGGAATGAAAATACCCAATGCTGGGTTGGTAGGGATATTTACACCAGAAGTAAAACAACAAATTGAGATTTTCGATACTGTTGAAGAATATTTATATCCGCTGATAACAAGAAAAGCACGCAATCAGGGCTTAATACGCTTAGAAAATGGCGCAAAAATAGACTTTTGGGCGCTTAATGATAATAAGTTGGCCGGTCGGGGTCGTGAATATAATAGAATCTTAATCGACGAAGCTGCTTTTACAAAAAACAAAGAAATGTTGGAAGAGGTTTGGCCAAAAGCGATTAAACCAACATTACTAACCACCAAAGGGGGTGCAGATGTTTTTTCAACCCCTAACGGTATAGATGACGAAAACTTCTTTTATGCTATCTGTAATGATCCGTCACTGGGCTTCAATGTATTACATGCACCAACCGCTAAAAATCCATTTATTCCTCAGTCTGAACTGGATAAAGAGAAAGAAGATAACGATCCACGTGTATATCAACAAGAATTTGAAGCTGAATTTATTGATTGGTCAGATGCTGCATTATTGGATGTCAATAAAATGCTGGTTGAAGGTGAGCCAGTTGAGCCACCGACAACTTGTGATCTTGTTTTTGCTGTTATGGATACAGCACTAAAAGGTGGAACAGAAAATGACGGTACAGGGGTAGTTTTCTTTGCATATGAAGAGACTTATGAAGAGCCGAAACTCACTGTTATTGACTGGGATGTTACACAGATAAGAGCATCATTACTGCCTGAATTTGTTCCTTCTGTTTTAGATAATCTAGAGCTGCTAGCAAGAAAATGTAAGCCAAGACGCGGTAGTGGTGGTATTCATATCGAAGATGCAGCCATGGGCGCCATTTTAGCTCAGAAAGCGGAAACAGAAGGTTGGCATATGACTCCGATATCTTCTGTATTGACGTCAAAAGGAAAGGATGAACGCGGCGTGATGGCTTCTAAGTATCACTACTTGGAAAAATGCAAAATAACAAAAGAAGCTTATGAAAAAGTAACATCCTTCAAACAAAAAACAGCAAATCATTTAATCAAACAAATTGCAGGATTTCATCTAGCAGATAAAAAAGCACATAAAAGAGCTGACGACCTGTTTGATTGTTATGTATATGGATTATTGCTGGCATTTGGTAACTATGAAGTAATTTAATCGGGAACAAAAATGGCGGAAATAGAAACATTAAATTCATCTAATTCACAGCTACTAAGCTTATTAGAGTCTACTGATATTAAGCCAGGATCCCGTGCGGGCTATCAACTTTGTAAATTACTTTGGGCTTATCATCCTTTGGGTGGAAAGCTAGTTGAAAAACCAATAACTATGGCACTTTGCAAACCCAGATCATGGAGTGTAAAAACTGATCCGGAAGAAAGAGTAATAAATAGATTCAAAGAAGTTTGGGAAAAGCTAAATATCACGCAAAAAATCAAAGATGGATTTTTTACAGCCAGATGTTACGGCGCATCAGCTATCGGAGTTGGAACATTAGATAAAAAAAGCGATGAATATTTAGATAGAGAAGATTTAAGAGAAGATAATATATTTATTAACATATTTGATCCTCTTAACGTAGCAGGTTCAATGGTGACAAGCCAGGATCCGAATAGTCCTGATTTTCAACAGGCTGATTTGTATTTAAATATTGCTAATCAATATTGGCATCCTTCCAGAACTATTAAGATATTCAATGGTTCTCCTATTTATCTTGAATATCAAAGTTCATCTTATGGATACACAGGAAGAAGTGTTTTTTTAAGATCGCTCTATCCGCTTCGTTCTTATTTAAAAACAATGGAAGCTAATGAAACTATTGCAGAAAAAATAGCATTGATAATTGCTAAAATATCACAAAATAGCTCCGTCATTAGCAGTGTAATGCAAAAAGTTGGTGCAATTAAAAGATCTTTCGTTAAGTCTGGAAAAAATGGAAACATATTACAAATTGGACCAAATGATTCTATTGAATCTTTAAATTTAACCAATGTTGAAGGTCCACTTAGCAAGAGTCGTGATCAAATTATTTCTGATATTGCATCAGGTAGCGACATACCTTCAATATTGATAAAAGAAGAAGCTTTTGCTGAAGGATTTGGAGAGGGAACAGAGGATTCAAAAGCCATCAGTCAATACATTGATGGTGTTAGAGAAGCTATTGATCCTGTGATGAATTATTTTGAGGAATTAATTCAATACGTAGCCTGGAATGAAGATTTTTATAATTCATTGAAGGAAGAGTTTCCGGAAATAATTACAGAAGATTACAAGACCACATTTTATAAATGGAGAGATGAATTTACCGCATCTTGGCAAGAGTTAGTTGAAGAATCACCGAATAAACGTAGAGAAAGTGATGGCGTTGTAATACAAAATGCGGTACGACTTTATGCTATTTTATCTCCTAATTTAGATCCAGAAAATAAAGCCATTGCCGCCGAATGGTTAGTTAGCATTGCCAATGAAACTGAAACTTATAAAAAATACCCATTCATTTTAGATTTAGACATTTTAAAAGAATTTCAGCCTACTCAGGAGGAAATCGATCAAAGTGGAAAAGTTATCAAACCACACTGGTAAAACATTTTATCAAGTTGTTACAGAAGCAATTAATTATTATTTAAAATACGGATGGAAATCGAAAAATAAATTAATTGAATGGAATAAGAAATTAAAAATTGCTGCAACTAAAAGATTTCCAAAAGAAGATGATGTAATAAATAATTTAAAAAAAATATATAAAAGATTGGTTATTGATGGTGGTGCATTAAAAAACAAACCGTTTGAAGGGCCTACAAAAATAACACTCGATAAAATAAAACCTAAATTAAGAAAAGAATTAGATAAAAGAATATTTGCCAGCATTAATTTGATTAAATTAAATAGAGAACAGGCGATAGAAAAAACATTACAACGATTTAATGGGTGGGTGACATCTATTCCACCGAATGGTTATTTCGATGAAGAAACTCGCAAGAACAAACATAAAATAGTTAAATCTGTTCAAGAAATAGATTATGTGAATAGAAGACTAGCGATTGACCAGGGTCATAAGCTAACAGCTAATGTTAAATATCTTTTAGCTACAGAGGGTAAAGCTATTGCTTTGACATGGCACTCACCCTGGCGAAGACCTGGTTATGATTATCGAGAAGATCATAAAGAACGTGATGAAAAAATATATTTAATTCGTGGTTCATGGGCTGACGAAAAAGGATATTTAAATCCAATTAATGGTTATTATGATGAAATAACATCTGTTGGCGAAGAAGTTAATTGTAGCTGTCAGGCTATTTATATTTATGCGCCACAAAAATTGCCAGACGAATTTTTAACGGAGAAAGGTAAAATTGCATTTAAACGAATTTGAAATTGCCAATAAAATAAAAGATGGCGATTTACCTTCGCCATTTAAATATTCAAATATGTGGCTCGTAAATATAAGAATAACCGGAACAGGAATGGCTTATCGTTCTGGTTTAAATGAACACGTTTGGCGTGATCCTGCTATTTATTTAAATGAAAATTTTTTAAAAAGAATAAATGGATTGCCGGTTATTCGAGATCACCCAGATAAATCATTATTAAATGACGATGAATTTAAAAATAGAATTCTTGGCACGGTCATGTTGCCTTACATCAAAGACGAGGAAGTATGGGCAGTTGTCAGAATTTATAGCAACGAAATCATAAAAGAAATACTAGATGGAACAGTATCTACTAGCCCCGCTGTTTCATTCAATGATAGTTCAGGAAATATTCTAATTGATGACAAAGAAAGTCATTTATTAATCGAAGGTAAGCCAGCTTTAGTTGATCACATAGCCCTAGTCACTAAAGAGCATGGCTCAATCGGCGTCTGGGATAAAAACCAAATACCGGAAGGGGTCGAAATTTCTAACAAAAAAGGTACGGAAATGGAAAAAGAAGAGTTAAAAGCCATGCTTGAGGCCTTTGCAGGATCACTTGGCACTAAAGTTGATGCGTTTAATGAACAAGTAACATCAAGATTCGATGCAGTTGAACAGAAAATGAGTAATTTTGAAATTAGACTGGATGCAGCAAAAAAAGATGAGCACATCGAAGAAGATAAAACTAAACACAAAGAGATAATGAAAGAGATAAAAGAAGTCAAAGGACGATCAGATGCCGATGAAAATGAATCTCTTAAAAAAGAAATTGCGGAACTAAAAAGCCGATTAGATAAAAAAGACAATCGTAAAGACGAAAACGATGCTGAAAAAAAAGAACGTAAAGACAGCACTGAAGAAGAAAAAAGTAAGCGTGAGGATAGAAAAGACGAAAGTAAAGAGCATGAAATGGAACGAGATAAAGAGAAGGAAAACGATAAACGCAAAGATCGCAAAGACGAAGCTGGAAATGATAATCGCTTTAGCTGGACAGCGGAAGATAAAGATGAAGATGAAAGGAAAGACAGCGCAATGATCGATGCTCGCGTGAAAGCTGACTCTGCATTCTCAGCGTGCGGTAAAACTGCGCCACGTCCATTTGATGGAGAATCATCAATAGCTTATCGAAAACGTGCTTTAGCAGCAATGCAAAAATACTCACCAGAATATAAAGACGTAAAAATTAAAGATATTGCCGATTCTGCAACACTAGCAATGGCTGAAAAGACAATTTATGCAGATGCCGCTCAAGCAATTCAATTAAAACGTCAAAATACTCCTGGTCATTTATTTGAAGTGATTAAAACAGATGCAGCTAATCGACAAATAAGAACTTTTGAGGGCGATCCGGACACTTGGATGTCAGCGTTCAAACAGCAACCTCGCAAAGTTGTTAAGTTTAATACAAGTGGAAGGATGACAGCATAATGGCAACAATATCGTTTGATCCATGGAAAACCCAAGGTGGATTTTCTAATAGTTTTAACGTTGAATCTGATGGTTTGACTCAAGGTGATGCACAAGACGATTATGCAGTTAAATCACAATTATGCACAGGCCATATTGATAAAAAATTCACAGGAGCTATGTGGGGTGGTTATGGAATTTTAGAGCAAATTCCAGGCATTACTACAACGTCTACAGGTAGCATTATAAGCGCTGCTACAGCTACACAAATCAACGGATTTACTGTATTTAATCAAGCATATCACGGTTTGATCACTGCTAGCAGTCCAGTGCCTCAATTCACCTCACCAGGAACAGTTCATTATTATCGTCTTGGTTCTAATGCTAGAATTCCTTTACCGATCACGGCCGCAGTTGCTGCGTTAGCTAATGAAGATAGCCCAACTCCTGTGGATGCTTCAGATTTTGTATGGGATACAACTAAATTCATCATTGATGTAGGTTCCAGTGAAAGTAAAGGCCCTAAAGTCCCCATCAAATTATTAAAAGTAGTTGCAGCGAATAATAATTTAACTGTTAAGAAAAATACAGATGGCACGCTAGTTTGGGATACCACAATGCCTATCGGTTTGTTTATGATTTAAGGAGCGATAAATGAGTACTTTTGCACCGGCGGTTACACTCGTATCGCCTTCTTTTATGAATCCAGATATTTTGATGCAGTATTCCATGTAATGGTCAACAAATTCTGTAGAAGATCTAAGCGGCATTTTTTAGTTCATGATATTTTTGATGTGGCGTTAAATAACCAATCGTTGAATGGCGTCGATAATAATTGTAAAACTGAATATAATTTTCAACTTCACAGACAACAGATTGATGATTCATAAACGATAAACGGTTAAGTCTTTCTGTCTTTAAACTCCTAAAAAATCTTTCCATCACGGCATTATCGAGGCAAT